CCATCTGTCTACGTAGAAGGCGTAAACGCAAACCAACTCAAAGCACCGTTGGCATCGGACACCAGATACCAACTTTGATTGTTACCCGTTGGGGCAGCAGGCAGGCCGGCACTCGGACCGGATGGTCCTGTCGGACCCGTCGCGCCTGTTGCACCGACACTGCCTTGCGGTCCCGTGGGACCAGTCGGGCCGCCCGAAGGTCCCGTGGGCCCCGCGGGTCCTGTCGGTCCTGTTGGGCCGCCCGAAGGACCAGTGGAACCGATAGGCCCAGTCGGACCAGTCGCACCCTGCAATCCACTCGGGCCGCGCGAGCCCGTGGGTCCTGTAGGACCAGTGGACCCTGTGTTTCCAGTCTCACCTTGCGGGCCCTGTAGCCCTTGCTCACCCGTAGCACCTGTTGGACCTGCGGCCCCTGCTGCACCGATGCTGCCCTCGGGGCCTGTCGCACCGCTTGGTCCCGTAGCACCATCGGGACCTGTTGGGCCTGTGGCCCCTGTCGCACCAACGTCACCTTGGGGACCGCTGGCTCCATCAGGGCCGGTAGCGCCTGCGGGACCTGTGGGGCCTGTTGCCCCTGGATCACCTTGCGGTCCCGTGGGACCAGTCGGGCCTCCAGAAGGACCCGTAGGACCGAGAGGGCCCGTTGCTCCAGTGGCTCCATCGGGGCCGGTCTCGCCTATTGGTCCTGACGGACCTGTGGCACCCACTGGTCCTTGAGAACCTGTCGCGCCAACTGGGCCTGTCGCGCCCGCGGAACCTGTAGGTCCCGTAGCACCAGGAACGCCGGTGGAGCCTGTCGCGCCCACTGAACCCGTTACCCCTGACGGACCTGTTGCCCCTGTCGGACCCAGGCTTCCGGTTGCACCAGTCAAGCCAGTTGCGCCGGAAGGGCCTGTCGCGCCTGTCGGACCCGTCGCGCCGAGGCGTCCTTGCGGACCGCTCGGGCCCGTGGGACCCATCGGGCCAGTCGGTCCGCCGGCCGGGCCGGAAGGCCCTTGGGGACCAGACGGCCCGTATGCGGAATTGCCGTAGTTGAACATGGCTTATACCCCCATCCACGCAAGGTCTTGATTGGGGCTCCCCGAGACGGCATAGACCTGCGAGGGGTCGTCCACCGGAAGCTCCAACACGCTGCCCGGCAAGAGCGGCATTCCGCCCGTGCCGGCGTTGGAGTCGGCTGTGACGCCGGCCTTGCCGATGTAGATCACGTCGATGTTGGGAACCAGATCATTGGGGCCAGGTGCCCGTAGCAGAAGGCCGCGGACGAGCTTGAGGGTCAAGGCCGTCAACGGAACAGGCGTCGTACCAACGGCCACATGCCCGTATTTCAGGTCTTGGGACGGCGAGGTTTCTTTGACTTCCCACATGCTGCTGTTCCCTATGCCTGGTTGTGTTTGCCCGCGCCGCGAACAGGCACGGCCGCCGTAGGCTTGAGTGTCGTTTCGCGGCCGGCCGCCTTCTCTTGCTTGCCGGCACCAGGATTCGCCGACAAGTCGGGCACTCCGCGCGCCCCGGCATCGCTGTTCATTTCACCGATGACGCTGAGGTTGGTAGACTCCGAGCCCGTCAACTTTTCCTCAGCAGGATCGCGCCTCGTGGCTCCGGTGACTTGGGAACCAAAAGTGCCGCCCTTCTGCTGGGCCGTCAGGATACGAATCGCCCTGGCGGCATGATCTTGGCGGGCCTGAATGTGCTCGTCGTCATTGAAGCCCAAGGCCATCGAACCCGTCTTCTCGCCGCACAAGCCCGCCTCCACGGCCGCCATGATGGTCGTCGGATCGCTTGTGGCGTAGGGCGCGTTGTCGATCTCCCTGAAGATCGACTCGATCGTGCCGACATCGACCTTGCCGCCCAAAAGCGCCAGAACGATGTTCTTGGCCAACTCGCGTTTGACGCGCTGGCCGGGGACGGCATACATCAACTTGACCAGGTTCTCGGCCTCGGTGATGCGATCGGCATCCGTCTTGAGGCTGTAGCGGTCAGGATACTTGATCGTGGCCACGTCGCGCTTCGACACGTCACGCTCTTCATAGGCCGCCCAATACTCGGCGACCTGCCGCTCGGCCGCCTCCAGAACCAGGCCGATGTAAGACAGACCGGCCTCAAGGCCCTGGTTGTCGAAGGACTTGGACTCCGCCGTAGCGCGATTCGCCGTGTTGGCCACAGCCAGATGGATCAGCTTGCGGATGTCGTCTTCCAGCTTGGCTTGCAATTCCATCGACGCATTCAAAGGCTCGCTCGACGGATTGATGAACGCCGGTTGATTCATCTTGGCGTCATAGGTTCGGCCCTGCGTGACGCCAACCTTGATGTCGCTTTCCGCAGCAGCCTGGCCACCTGTAGTCGCCGTCCCGTCTTCGCCGATGGCGTTCTTCAGATGACTGCCCGAGGCCCGTTGGTCCTTCTGCTCGACGTAGAAGGGGAAGTTGGCCTTGAGGGCGTAGTTCACATCGCCGGACCCCAGGTTCAGCAGCGCAATCTGATGGTTCACCACGTCCTTAATCATGCTGTCGCCGATGTCCAACAGCACGAAAGGAATGCGGGTCAACTCCAACTCCACGGCCCCGGCGGGATTCCCGTCACGGTCGATGGGATTGCCAGCGGTGTCCAAGAATTGCAAGTTGACCAGTCCCGTGTCGCGGTCGATCCACAACATGCGGAATCGCTCGACGGTCGTCGTCGGCAGGTAGGTCCGCTGATCGAAGTTGAGCACCACGTCGCGGAGCAAGACCGCCTGGAACGTGGAGGGCTCGTCCGGTTTGGAACAAGTCCAGCTCAAAACGTCTTCGATAGGGTAGAAATAGAGGTAGGGACGGTAGCTCTGCACATCCGCCAAGGTCGCGTTGCCGGGCACCAACGGGGAGTCCACGTAGACGCCCACACGGCCCATAATGAGCAACTCGGACAGGACCTTGATGCCCAGGAAGCCGTTCATCGTGTTGCCACGAAGATCGACGCCCATGTCCAGGCCGTTGTAAGCCCGCTGAAACGCCTGGCTTCCGCCACGACGAGTGATGTCCCGCATCCGCTGGAAGATCGAGTTCCGCACATCGTCGATCGCCACGCGCGAATAGGTGGGGATCGGCGTCATTTCCAGCCGACTTTGGAAGTCCTGTTCGTCCTCACGGCCGGAGAACTTCTTCAAGTAGAGCTTACGAAAGTATTCGCCCAAGGCTGTTACCTGCGGCTGTCGCCGCCGGGCTGGCCATTTCTGCCAGCCTCTCTACGTCGCCGTAGAAGTTCAGACTATATCTTCACCCGTTGACCGGGGTCTCGCGTGTAGTCGTTGAGGAGCCCCTTGCGGGTTTCCTGCTGATTGTCCGCACCACACAGGTTGTCACGCTTCCGCGTACTGGTGGATGCTCGGATGTTCCAGCATATAGCGAGATTTCACTTCGCAGATCGCTCTACGAGTGGGCCGCGACTTTGACCGTTGTAGCAGATGCGCCACTTACGCCAGTCCAGCAAAGCAATTCTGTTACTTGCCCTTGCGGGCCGGGCCGATCATTTCTGCCGGCCTCACCACATTGCTGTGGTGTTCAGACTATATCATCTTCTCGTGTATACGAGAGCAAGGCGTGTAGTCGTTGAGGGTTCCCTCGCGGGTCTTCCCTGCTGATTGTCCGCACCACACAGATTGTCACGCTTCCGCGTACTGGTGGATACTCGGGGTTTCCAGCATATAGCCTTGTTTCACGTCGTAAGTCACCCTACGAGTGCGCCCTTTGACGAAAGATAACTCGGATGGCGTACTTCTACGATGTTCGGTTCTGTTACCTGCGGCATTGCCGCCGGGCCGATCATTTCTGTCGGCCTCTGCATGTCGCCATGCAGCCCAGCACTTTATCTTCTTCCCTCACGGGAGCGGTGCGTAAAGTCGTTGAGGGTTCCGTCTGGGCCTTTCTACCCTTGGGCCTTCCCTGCTGATTGTCCGCACCACACAGATTGTCACGCTCTGCGTACTGGTGGATACTCGGAGTTTCCAGCATATAGCACCGTGCGACACCATGCGTTACCGCATGGGCGACCTATCTCTAAGTGATGTATTGAACAACCACGAATCAACCTCCTGGGTTCTGTTCGTCTGCTGCGGGAAAGGACCGCAAGTAAATCGCCGCACTCTCAAGCCGCTCTGCACAATCTGCCATTTGCCCAATACCCATGTTACATGCGTTGCAAAGCAAGCCTCGCACCTGGCCCGTCTCATGGTTATGGTCAACAACGAAGTGCCCAAAACGGCCACCGGGGTCTTGTGTCCCGCATACGGCACAACAACCGCCCTGCTTTGTAAGCATTGAGTCGTACTCAACCTCCGTGAGTCCGTACAGCCACTTGAACCGCCGTTTTCGTCCGTGGACTCTGTGATCTGTGGCTATGCACGTCGTACACCAGGATTGTTTCCCGGCCGGAAAGCCTGCATGACTGTGAAACCCTTCCAGAGGCTTTGCGCTGAGGCAGTTCGAGCACACCTTCATTCCTTCTGAGCAACTTGCCCTCAACTCTGCAAGCGACTGGAAGTGCTCAACTGTCCGCCGCGGGCGTGAGGACTTCGGCTTTAGGGCAGCGTGCCGTGCAAGGCGAACACACTCCTTGCAGATCGCTTTGCGACCCTGGCCGCCTTTCCAATTCTTGTGGAAAGCCTCCAACGGCTTCTCAACTTTGCACTTGCTGCATTGCTTAGAAGCCATCGCAGGACCTTTACAAGTCACCGATTCCTACAGCACCTTGCCAATGTTTTCGCCGCCGCCCATGCTCGCCGCGAAGGTCAGCCCAATCTCGGCGTAGCAGAGGCTATGGGCATAGTGATCGGGGCCAGTCTCCACATAGACCGCCTCGGGGTTGCCGTGCTCGTCCTTCTCGTAGGTCCGCACGAGGTTCTTGACGTGATCGCGGTACTCTAAGGAAATGTCCCCAGGAAGCTGAATGCGGGTGGGATTCCGCTTGAAGCGGCCAAGTGTGCAGTCCAGCCAGTTCGTGCGGTCCACCGTCGCCATTGGCGCTCCGGTGTCTTCCTCCGTAACCGCGATTTCCTTGGCAGTCTGGCCGCGCCGGTATCGGCACAACCAGACGTAGCCATGAAACTTCCGCGCGAAACGCCGGGCGTCATTGATGTTCGGGTCAGCGTCGATCACGCAGGCCAGGATTTGCCACTCCCGCATCAACTGGCCGAGGTAGTTGAAATCGTCCTCGCGGAACTTGCCGTACCAAAGCAGCTTGCCGATGGCGGCCAGGTTGATGTCAACCCGCCGGTCGCCGTCGAAGAACCACTCTACCGCGGAAATGTATCCCGTCTTGCCCTGGTCAACGCCCATTGTCACGCAGCGCTTGCCGCCGACTGCCGGCCGCAGATCGTGAATGGTGTACTTCCGCAGGGCGTTGTCCAGCATCGCGTCCGTGACTTGGGCGTTCTCACCAAGAAAGGGCAGGCCCAGCTTCGAGTTGTGCATCTCCTTGTTGGCCGCCTCATCGCCTTGCCCGCGATGGTAGGCAATGACGATCTCGCCGGGCGAGACCGTGGACGAGTAGAACTGGTTGGCATAAAAGCCGCGGATTTCGTTGGGGTCCGCTTGGGGGTTCGTTGCACGCCAGATGCCGCCAGCCAGAAACTCCGTCTTCTGCTTGTGCTCCAGCTTGTGCTTACACTCCTTGCACTTGATGAACGAATCCTGGCAGCGGGGATCACTGACCGTCTCGCCAGCGATCTCGATGCAATCCGGCCAGACCAATTCCGTCCACCGACTGCAATGCGGACAACGGAAGAAGTAGTGCTCTTGCGTGCTGGAAAGGAACAGCTTGTGGATGCCGTACTTGGGCACGGTCGGAGTGGAGATCGCAACAACGTGCTTCTCGACCTGGCCGGACAGACGCTCCAAGGCCAACCAGATGGCCTTGGTGTCCATCTCGTCCAACTCGTCCAGGACCAGTTCCGAGACCGGAATGGACTTCAGGTTGGAGTCACCGCGACTTCCACGGATGTAAAGGACATTGGTGCCCGTGGACTTGAGGCCCACGGTATTGGTGTCCACGAAAAGTTGCTTGAGGTAAGGGCTGAGCTTTAGCGCGGTGGCGAAGCGAGCCTTAGAAAAGTCGCTCGCATTCAACGTCGTCGGAAGCACGTACAGCACGTCGCGCTTCGACTGGTCGAGCGTGTAGAACGCCCGGTTGATCCCCACTTCCGTGATACCCAACTGGGCCGCCTTCATCGCCACGGTGAAGGCCGCCTTGCTGTTGTGAATCTCGCGGCACCAGGGGTGATGAAGGAAGCTGTAAGGACCAGGGAAGGGTGAACCCATCACCCTGCGATTCTCAGCCCATCGGCTACAGGACCGCAACGACGAATTCCTAAAGCCGACCGTGAGGCCCTGTTGAAAGGCATCCCAAAGGTCGCCGTGGGTATCCCGTCGTTGACCCGCCATCGTGTAGCCGCCGTTGTGTCAGAGGTTGCATTACCAGGTTCGCTTTGCGTCTCGCTCGATCGGTTTGCGTTCGTCCTGTGCAACCTCGTGTTCCTTAATTCGCCGCCGGAGCAAGCGGGGTCGTATCCACCGGGGCTGGGGAAACCGCCTGATCTGCCGGAGCAGCGGGAGTCGTGTCCGCCGGGGCCGGGTCCGCCGGAGCGGCCGGAGTCGTGTCCGCCGGAGCAACTGCCCGATCTGCCGGAGCAGCGGGGGTCGTGTCCGCCGGGGTCGTGTCCACCGGGGGAGCCGCCTGATCCACCGGAGCAACCGCCGGAACGGCCGAGGCCGGGTCCGCCGGGGCAACCGCCGGGTCCGCCGAAGCCGGGGCAACCGCCTGGTCCGCCGGTGCAACCGCCGGAGCGGCCGGGACCGGGGCCGTGTCCACCGGAGCGGCCAAAGCAACCGCCTGGTCCGCCGGAGCGGCCGGGGTCGTGTCCGCCGGGGCAACCGCTTGGTCCACCAAAGCCGCCGGAGTCGCCGGAGTCGTGTCCACCGAATCCGTGTCCACCGGAGCCTGATTGACCGACGCAATGACTTCCGCGGGTACATGCTTCTGCTTCGCCGCCACCAATAGCGACGGACCGCAGCCGTAAGGTGGCCGGCCGTTCGCTTGCAGGAAGCAGGAATACACGTCCACCTCGTCTTCGACGACGCCTTCCGGCAACGGGATGTCCACCCAACGATGGCGATCATCGACCGTCACGCTGACTTCACCCTTGGACGTAAAGAGCATGATCGACACCAACGGATAAGCACTACGCGGAACGTAGATTCGCATTGTTTTCCTCGCAGGTTTGGGCCACTTTCAACAGTTCCACCGCCACCTGACGCAAGGCAGCAGGATCACCGCCGGGCGTCCGAAGAAGCGCGTAAACGCGCATCATTTCCACGGTCATGTTGGCGGTGACGAGCGTATGATGCCAAAGCCGCTTGCCGTCTTCGAGCACAAGGGTAGACGGGGCCGGCAGCTTCGTTTTCGCCGGCTCCGGCGGGCAATTCGCACACCGTCGCTCGGCCATCGCTGCCTCCCGTCTCCACTATCAGTGGAAGATTTGATCCATCAGCCGCACGGCCTCGTCGATGCTCTGAGTCCGCACGGTTGGATGGCCGCAACGGACCACGAAGTAGACCGGAACGCTGGTGATTCGATTCTGGGCCGCCCAGTCAGGATGCTCGTCGATGTTGACGCGAATGACTTCCACGCCGCGCCGCTCCAAGTCGGCTAACTTCGGCTCGCCGGCACGACAGTAGACGCACCACTCAGCACCATAGGCAATAATCTGCGGACGGCTACACTGATGGCCTTCCTTCGGCAAAGGAGCCACGTCCACAGGCGTCACCACCGGCGTAGCCTTGGGAGTTTTCCCCCGCGGCATAGACGACGGCTCGCAACCAAGAAGCAGGACCACGGCCGTAATGGCGGCCAGCGGCAGCAACACGGACTCACAGAAGGATCGGGCGCTCATACAGACCAGTCTTTCCCACTCTCGAAAACGTGAATCGTGCGGAGCACCACGGCCACAGCGTCGTCCACCGTCAAGGGACCGTTTGGCGATTGACACGGTAAGTACCTCGGCTTTCAGATGCGAGGTTTTTCCAAGGGCTCTCAAGAGGAGCCGTTGGAAAAACCCCGTTCCCCGGCCAGTTACGACACCGGCCGGGAAACGGAAAGCGGAATACCTGTCGAAGTGAGCGTGCGTGGGCAGAGGCCCGACAGGTGTGAATCGGCCCAACAAAGCGTATGACCGCTTCATCGGGCCGATGATCCGGGGATGCTGTCCCCGGAGGGGCTCAGAGCTTCTGGACCGGAGGCGTGGCCGGAGCCGGAGCCGAGGGCGCGACTGGAGCCGGAAGCGCGGCCGGCGGACTGTGCGCGGCGACCTTGGCCGAAATCAGGGCCAGGCCCTCGGGCGTAGACAGCTTCTTCTCCAACACGTTCTCGAACGTCGCTTCCAACTCCTTCTCGATGGCGTCGTTGCCTGAGTCCACCAGCTTGGCCACGTCCTGGAGGCGTGCGAGCATGTCGTTGATGTCGCCGACCACGAAGTCGTCGAACAGTTGCGGCAGCAGCTTGAGGCCGTTGTCACGCAGCTTGATGGCCAACGTCTGCGCGGCCCGTTTCTTCGCCTGCAACTTCTGATTGGTGCCGAACAGCCACTTGCCGACCTCGTAACCAAGCAGCAGAGCCACCGCGACCGCCAGAACCCAAACCAACAGTACCAAGTTCATCGTTGTTTCTCCGAGTAGGTGCTGCACTGTCGTGCAGACGAAAGATCAGGTAATTCGCACACGCACACGAGTCGCAAGGTCAGCCGGCTATTTCGTCCGCGTAGCCTGGCCGTCCTTTCGCTTCCGTGCGTATCCCAGGAGCAGTCCCACGCCCGCTGCCACCCCGCAGATCGGGGCCAACAGATACCAGGGACAATCCCACTCCGCATCCACCTGATCCACCACGGGCTTGCCACCGTCGTCGATCAGTTGAGGCTGTGGCTGAGGTTGCGGCTGGGGCTCGGGTTGAGGCTTGGGCTGTTCCAGACCCTTGAGGCGATTGTCCACACCCCGTCGCCACGGCAGTAATCGCTGGGCGTCATTGACGGCCCCTGCCAGGGCACCATTGAGCCCGGCCGCCGTTAGAGGAAGATTTTCACCCGCCGCCTCGTAGACGATCACGCCATCGGCCATCTGCATCCGCACGGCGGGCAGCGCCTTAATGTTGGCGGCGTACCGCTCCTTGTAGATCGTGGTGTTGGTCGTGACAGGGCAGAAATGGACCTGCCCCTTCAGACTGCTGAGACTGGCATTGTTCTCGAACCAGCCCAGGACCTCGTTGTAGCGGGCATCGTCCGCCGCGCCCACCACGCTGATGTACCACTTGGCTTGGTCTTGAGGAAGGTTGACCACTCGCTCTTCGGCCAGAACACCGTTCGCTGCCGCTGCATCGGCGAAGCACGGCACCACGGCCGCAAAGAGAGCGAGAACACACAGCACGCACGCGAGCAGCTTGTTCATGGCTTTCTCTCTGGTAGATTGTTTCTCGTTGAACGCAACACAAACCCTACTGGGGCAACGGAGCCGCCGGACTGTAAATCGGCGTCACCGCCCAACCGCCGCTCGCCTGCCACTCGGCAATCAACCTCGCGCGGGGGACCCAGATGAAGCTCTCGACAGCGTTGCTGTCCAAGAGCGCGGCCCACTTGTCGTCCAGATGAACCAGGGCGACCATGTGCTCACCGCCTTCGATGGCGATACCGCAGCCTCGTCGCGTGCGGCACGCCCACTCCAGAAACTTCACGTCGCCGTTGGTCACGTAGGCGTAGCGGATGCCGGCCTGGTCCAACTCGTGGGCCATCTTCTCAGCATTCTCACCGCCGCCCGCGTGCTGCCGCAGCCAGTCGGCCGTCTCATAGCGGCCTTGCCACCGCAGCAAAGAGATCGTGGCGGCCCAGGTACAAGAGCCGAAAGCCTGCTGCTCCCTCCGGCTCACCTGCACGGCCACCATCCAGTTAACCTGTCGCAGGGCCAGCGGTACGTTAACGATGGGACGCTCCCTTGACAGCCGTGGCGGCAGGGGTGCTACACAGCCAGTGAACAACACGAGCACAGCGAGCACTGGCAGCAGAGGTTTCAGACCGGGTTGAGACATGCGAACTCTCCGTAATGCCTTAGCGCGGCCTCGTTGTAGGCCCTGGCAGCGTCACGTGGATCGTCAAAATAGCCCAAGTAGACACGCCGCCCCGCAACTCCGATCTGAGCGCACCATTTGTCCACTTGTGAGTGCGGGTAAACACCCTTGAAGCCAGAGCTATTGGTCTTCGGCCGCTTGGAGTTCACGTTATTCTGGGATCGCGTTGCACCCCGCAAATTGCCCCGCGTGTTGTTGAGGCCATTGCCGTCAATGTGGTCAACGTCATGCTTTCCTACATCCAATCCGCA